GGCCATGAAATAGCTTACATTTTATTTGAAGATCAAGATAGTTCATATAATATTCATATTAAAAAAAATAATGAAATTATGCCTTGGAAAAAGTTTAATTCTAACATGGCTATTTCTGTAGAATATGATCTACAATATTAAATGAAAAGTATATACGATTTTATAATAAAACCTGTAGGTGAAAGATATAATAATGAAATTAAAATTAACAATAAAAAATTAATTTTAAATACATCTATTGAAAATTGGAAAGCAATAAATAGAATTGCTTTAGTAATTGAAACGCCTATAGCATATTCAACTAAAATAAAAAAAGGTGATTTAGTTGTTGTTCATCAAAATGTTTTTAGGAAGTTTTATAACATGAAAGGCAAGCAACAAAACAGCCGGTCATGGTTTAAAGAAAATCAATATTTTTGTGATATAACACAAATGTATTTATATAAACAAAATAACAAATGGAATACAATATCTGAACGTTGTTTTGTTAAACCAATAGTTGATACGGACGTTTTAACGCTTGATAAAGAAAAAAAGCTTGTTGGTATATTAAAATATGGCAATAGCTCCTTAAAAGCTGCTGGAATCAATCCAGGAGACTTAATTGGGTTTACACCAAACAGTGAATGGGATTTTATTATTGATAATGAAAGACTTTATTGTATGCAATCTAATGATATAGTAATTAAATATGAATACGAAGGAAACGAAGTTGAATATAATCCAAGCTGGGCAAAAAGCAGTTAAAGAATTAATTAAAGTAGCTGAAGAAAAAATTGTTACAGGAGGAGATGATGATATATCTGCAGATAGATTAAAAAATGCAGCAGCAACAAAAAAATTAGCAATATTTGATGCGTTTGAAATACTTACACGTATTGAAGCTGAAAAAAGTTTATTAGAAAATAAGCCAATAGAAAAAAAAGAATCATTCAGCGGATTTGCTGAGAGAAGATCAAAATAATGTACGCGCAAACATTGGTTCAAAATGTTTCCCCAATAAAACCTAATATAATAAAAAAAAATAATAGGTATAAAAAATGGGAGTATGGTTATAATAAAGAGCATGACGTAATTATTATAAGCAAAGATGGTACCATTGGTGATATTATTCAAATACAAAATTTAGTAATAGCCTTACCTAAAGCACCTAAAGTTGTTGAAAATAATAATAATATTTGGCAACCTCACGTTTTTCCAAAAGAATTAAATCAAATTAAAAGTATATTTGAATGGGAAACTTATCCTAGTAATTTTAAAGAAAAATGGTATGATTATATTAATAGAGAATTTACTAGAAGAGAAGAGGGGTATTGGTTTATTAATAATAAAGATGCTACTTATATTACTGGCTCTCATTATATGTACTTGCAACACACCAAGATTGATGTTGGGAAGCCAGACTTCAGAGAGGCTAATAGACTCTTCTTCATTTTTTGGGAAGCCTGCAAAGCCGATAAACGGTGTTATGGAATGTGCTATCTTAAAAACCGTAGGTCCGGTTTTAGCTTCATGTCTTCAGCAGAGACAGTACATCAGGCTACAATTACATCAGACGCACGGTTTGGGATATTGTCCAAATCTGGTTCTGATGCAAAGAAAATGTTCACAGACAAGGTGGTCCCAATCTCAGTTAACTACCCGTTTTTTTTCAAACCAATCCAAGACGGAATGGACAGACCAAAATCGGAACTTGCATATAGAGTCCCCGCCTCAAAGTTTACCAAAAAGAGTATTACCGAAACCAGTCAAAGACAAATACTAGAAGGCTTAGATACTACTATTGATTGGAAAAATACGGGAGATAATAGTTATGATGGTGAAAAATTAAGACTGCTAGTACATGATGAATCAGGAAAATGGGAAAGACCTGATAATATTCTTAACAATTGGAGAGTAACAAAAACTACACTAAGACTAGGTAGTAAGATTATAGGCAAGTGTATGATGGGATCAACATCTAATTCACTTGATAAAGGAGGTAAAAATTTTAAAAAACTATATTACGAATCTGATGTTACAAAAAGAAACCGCAATGGACAGACTAGCTCAGGATTATATAGTTTGTTCATACCTATGGAATGGAACTACGAGGGATTCATTGATACTTATGGATTTCCTGTATTCGAAACTCCGGAACAAATCGTCCAAGGTATTGACAACGAAGAAATAGATGTAGGGGTAATACAGCATTGGGAAAATGAAGTTGAAGGACTAAAAAATGATCAGGATAGTTTAAATGAATTATATAGACAATTTCCTAGAACAGAAGATCATGCATTCAGAGATGAAGCTAAACAATCATTATTTAACTTAAGTAAAATTTACGAGCAAATAGATTATAATAATGATTTAAGAAATACAAGCGTTATAACACAAGGAAATTTTCAATGGTATAACGGAATTGCTGATACAAGAGTTATATTTACTCCTAATAAGCAAGGAAGATTTAAAATAAGTTGGATACCTTCTTATAATCTTCAAAATAGAACAATAGAAAAAAATGGAATTAAATACCCCGGCAATGAGCACTTGGGTGCTTTTGGTTGTGATAGTTATGATATTTCTGGTACGGTTGATAGGAGGGGTTCAAATGGGGCACTTCATGGACTAACAAAGTTTTCAATGGAAGACGCTCCGCTGGATCAATTTTTTTTAGAATATATAGCTCGCCCTCAAACTGCAGAAATATTTTTTGAAGATGTATTAATGGCATGTGTATTTTATGGGATGCCAATACTTGCAGAAAATAATAAACCAAGATTATTATACCATTTTAAAAGAAGAGGCTACAGAGGCTTCTCAATGAATAGACCTGATAAAAAATTTAGTAAATTATCTGTAACAGAAAAAGAAATTGGTGGAATACCTAATTCAAGTGAAGATATTAAACAAGCACATGCCGCTGCAATAGAATCTTATATAGAAACTAAAGTTGGTTTTTTAGGAGAAGGCTATGGGGATATGTATTTTCAAAGAACATTAGAGGATTGGGCGAGATTTAATATTAATAATAGAACCGCTCATGATGCATCAATTAGTTCTGGTCTTGCAATAATGGCTTGTAATAAAAATAGATATGCTCCTGTAAGTAAAAGAATTAAAACCACAATAAATTTAGGTATAAAAAAGTACAATAATGATGGTAGTACCTCAAAAATTATAAAATAAATGAATGTATATACAAACCCTAATAGCTCATTTCCAAGTCAAGTAGTAAGTAATGAAGAAAAAGCTAGCGTAGATTACGGTAGACAAGTTGCTCATGCTATAGAAAGAGAATGGTTTAATCAAGGAAGAAGTAACTGGAACAGATACCAGACTTCTTGGAATAATTATCATCAGTTAAGATTGTATGCTAGAGGAGAGCAATCAATACAAAAATATAAAGATGAGTTATCTATTAATGGGGATTTATCTTATTTAAATTTAGATTGGAAGCCGGTGCCGGTTATACCTAAATTTATAGACATTGTGGTAAATGGTATTTCAGATAAAGATTTTGAAATAAAAGCTTTTGCGCAAGATCCAGCGTCATTACAAGAAAAAACAGAATATGCAAGAAGTGTATTACGAGATATGTATACACAAGAATTGCAGGGTATGGCTAATAAATTATTAGGTGAAGATTTTTCTAATTCACCAATAGCCGCAGAGCAATTACCAGAAACTCCAGAGGAGTTAGAAGTTATGATGCAAACTAGCTATAAGCAATCAGTGGAGATTGCTGAAGAAGAAGCTATAAATAATGTACTTGCTAATAATAAATACGATAATATTAAAAAAAGATGTGTATATGATTTAGCTGTATTAGGTATTGCTGCATCTAAAACATCTTTTAATAATTCAAATGGAATAGTTGTTGATTATGTGGATCCTGCTTATTTAGTTTATTCATATACAGAAGATCCTGATTTTGAAGATATATATTATGCTGGAGAGGTTAAATCTATAACAATACCAGAATTAAAAAAGCAATTTCCATATATTTCAGAAGAAGAATTAAGAGATATACAGAACATGCCTGGTAATAAGCAATATGTTTCAGGGTGGGGCAACTATGATGAAAATACTGTGCAGGTATTATATTTTGAGTACAAGACTTATATGAATCAAGTATTTAAAATAAAACAAACAGAAAGTGGTTTAGAAAAAGTAATTGAAAAACCAGATACATTTAATCCACCACCAAATGATAATTTTGAAAGAGTTGCAAGAACAATTGAAGTATTATATGATGGAGTTAAAATATTAGGTAACAATACAATGCTTAGATGGGAGTTATGCGAAAATATGACAAGACCATATGCAGATACTACAAAAGTAAAAATGAATTATGCTGTTACTGCTCCTAGAATGTATAAAGGTCGTATTGAATCTCTTGTAAGTAGAATAACAGGTTTTGCTGATATGATCCAATTAACTCATTTGAAATTACAACAAGTAATGTCTAGAATAGTTCCAGATGGAGTATTTTTAGATATGGATGGGTTAGCAGAAGTGGATTTAGGTAATGGCACTAATTATAATCCAGCCGAAGCATTGAATATGTATTTTCAAACAGGTAGTATTGTTGGAAGATCATTAACACAAGATGGCGAATTAAATAGAGGTAAAGTTCCAGTACAAGAATTAACGTCTTCCGCTGGGCAAGCTAAAATAAATTCATTAATTAATACTTATCAGTATTATTTACAAATGATAAGAGATGTAACCGGGCTTAATGAAGCAAGAGATGCAAGTACTCCTGACAAGAATGCTTTAGTTGGATTACAAAAATTAGCAGCAAATCAATCAAATATTGCTACGAAGCATATTTTAAAATCTAGTTTATTTTTAACATTAAGGATATGTGAAAACATATCATTAAGAATTGCTGATTGTTTAGATAATCCATTAACTAATGAATCATTAAAACAAAGTATTTCTAAATTTAATGTTAAAACATTAAATGAAATAAAAGATTTAAACTTATATGATTTTGGTATATATTTAGAATTAGAACCTGAAGCAGAAGAGCAAGCCCAATTAGAGCAAAATATTCAAGTTGCATTACAATCAGGAGGAATTGATTTAGAAGATGCAATTGATATAAGACAAATTAAAAATTTAAAATTAGCTAATCAAACCCTTAAATTTAAACGTAAGAAAAAACAAGAAGCTGTTGAAGCACAACAATTAGCTAATATAAATGCACAAGCGGAAGCAAATGCAAAAGCATCTGAAGCAGCCGCATTATCAGAAGTACAAAAGCAACAAGCTATCACAGCTGAAAAAGTTAGCATTGAACAAGCTAAATCACAATTTGAAATTGAAAGAATGCGTACTGAATCTCAAATTAAAAGAGAACTTATGGCAGAGGAATTTAATTATCAAATACAATTAGCTCAAGCTAAGGGTAAAGCTGAAACAAATAAAGAAAAAGAAATAGAAGATCGAAAAGATCAACGTGTTCGTATACAAGGAACACAACAATCTGAGTTAATAGATCAAAGACAAAATGATTTATTACCTAAGAATTTTGAATCCGCTGGAAATGACAACTTAGACGGATTTGGATTGGAACAATTCAATCCTAGATAATTTTTTATTAATCAATTTTATACTATTATATTATGTCAACAACACCAGAAATTAAAGAAGGTG